GTCGTAGCGAAGGGCATCAGGCTGTTTGCGCATTGATGCCGAGATACGCTTCCAGTCTTCGCGGTCGTTGTCGATAACTTCATTTTTTGCCCAGCGATGGATGCTGCCGTCAATGTTTCCGGCATCCACATCACCAGGCCAGAGAGCGTAGGCCAGTTCGTCATCCAGTGTTTTCCATGTCTGCTTGTATTTGCGATGAATGGCAGCAATGACCGGGCTGATTTTTCCTGTTGAATTTTCACTGTGCTGTTGATTGGTTCTGGCGCGGGCGAGATCAACAACAGACGTGTATTTTCCGGTTTCCTTGCGTTCACCTTCGCGACGTTTTTTCCAGATGCGCATCTCTGCCTGAATTTCGGGCCATTTGGCACCAGGCTTACATTTATGCTTAACCCACCCGATGGCATGCAGCTTAAGCTCCGGATACATGGCGTTAACTTCTGGCATTTTCATCAACGCTTCAACGATATGTCCGTCGAATGTTGCCATGTCTTCCTGCAACAATTCCTGTGCGCTAATAACCATATCAACGGTGATGTTTTCACATGTGTCGAACTTAACCATGACAGCGTTCTGTACTTCAGGGGCCAGCTTGTCAAAAGTGACGTTCATCGGATCTGATTCAGTCTCAACCGGGACAAAGGAAGCAGACTCCTCATCCCAGCGGTTTTCCTGCATATATTCAGCATCCCAGGAATCGAGGGCAGGGCGGGGTATGCCGGGTTTATCCTCACAGACAATAAATTTATAAGCGCAGTCCTGAGCTGCAGGGAATTGCTCCAGAAATTGCCAATGAAATTTTGCGCGTGCGCGACGCTCATCACCAGCTTCAATGGCAGTGGCCACCGCAACAGCGCTATCTTCTTTTATGGCCTGTTCATCAGGAATAGCAGCGCAAATAAAGACTTTACTCATTTTGTTTTAACCTCATTACAGATTTCAGGGTGAACGAATCCCTGCCATTGCTGGCATATAAGAATGAAACCGGATGTTTATTACGGAACTGTTTTAAAGACCTGCCGGGATTTCGTTATTATCCTGGTGAATAACTTTATCGACCGGGTAACAGTTACCGGGAATTTTCTGTTCGGTTGCTGCAGTCACACACTCCTGCATTGTCCTGTGAACACTGACTGCAATATCAACTGGCTCTCCGGAAACAAGAAAAACTGTCAGAACAAGTGCAAATGCTGTATTCATTGCCAGCATCCTTTTTGTATCGGACGTAAACGGGCCAGCATTGAAAGAATGCATATTTTATTTAATAACTCCCGTTCGTGTTTTCTCTTGTTAATGGCATCTTCAGTAAATACAGGGTTACTGATAGTGACACCAATTTCAAAACAACCTTCAGACGTATTAACGTTTGGTAATAACGTTTTCATTATCGCGTCCTCAACAATGAATTTTGTGATGCAGTGCCTGGTGCCTCCAGGTGACGTTAACCAGTTAACAATTAACGCCGGATACAGAGAATCCACCCATAACACTGTGTTTGGTTTTAACTGTTCCGCGTGCGCTTAGCCGCATTCACCGCATCACAAAATTCACTTTAAAAAGGGCGGCAGAGCAGTCACGGAGTAAAACTGATACCGCCAAACGTCACCAGAAAATTGATAACAGAGGGCGTTGCAGCGGGGTTGTCACTTAAGCGTATGGTCAACCTGACAACCCGGTGTCCTCAACGGGGAAGGAATAACCCCGCCATACTTACCGCCGCGCCATTTCGCGGAGTGCCACAACCGGAAGCGCACGGTCGACGAAAATTTAACGACAGGCTATCTATGAACCAGCTACCTCGCCGTGCGCTTTCGCGTTATGGTCTGACTTTTCATGGAAATATCCTTTCAGTAAACTGTCAGTGCCGGATGCTCACCCGTGTCCGGCGCACGCACTCCACCTCACCCGTGGAGAACTCCTTAATTACCAACCTTAGCTTCGTTGGTTAGCTATTAACGCGGGTATGTAATCATTCTGGCAATGCTTAATGCCGCTGCTTTTTCCAGCCTGGTGATATCCTGCTCCAGAGCGGACAGATTTTCAGCCTGCTTAGCCCTGGCTTCATTGGCCCATTTCAGATCCTGCGCTGCATTAATTTTCTGGCGCATCCACTCATAAAGTTCATCATCGGTATAGTCTGGCGAGATGATGACGGGTTCTCGTTTCTGCATACTGATTCCTCGCGGTGCTGCTTCGCTTATCAGCCGTTAGATTTTGCCGAGCTGGAAAGCGCCTGTTTAAACTCACTGAAGCTGAGAGCTTCTTCGCCTTCGGCAAGGCCTTCGAAGTATTCTTCGTAAGCCTTTTCCATGATTGTGTCGAAATCCATATCACTCACCTGAGTTTCTTTCCAGCCAGCGACGGGCACCATTTTCGGTTTTAAACGTTTTGCTTTTGGTATACGTCATCGCAGTGAACGTACCGTCCTGGTTGGGGAACACGCCACATACCAGAGATTCGCTGTTGCCAAGATCGATAGTATCCATGCTGACCTCATTTCCCCTTAACGCTGGGGTAGCGGAACTAAAAACCTGCTGCGCTGTTATACAAAGTGTTCCCGCCGTCATGTTCATACGCCTCGGGCTGGCTACTTACCCCCTGACCACTGCTTGGTAACTCGAAGTATTGCCCGGCGTTCTGTGGGGCGGGGAGGGTTGGTATGTTGTTAAGGTAACAAGAGTTACCTTTCGAGTCAATACAATGTTGCAAAAGGTACGTTTGAGGGCATAAAAAACCCGCAATGAATGCGGGTTCTGACTCAGTCTAAGTATTGATGTATTTGTGAAACTTTACCTTTAATGGTGTAACCACCATTCAGTTCGATGGGTTTGTAAAGCGGATTCAGTGACAACAGATAGATGTTTGGTCCGTCAATCGCAACTTTTTTTAGTGTTACGTTTGGCGTTCCTTCCAATTGGATTAAGATTATTTTTCCCACCAGTTCTCTAATGTTACTTGAGCATGGTGTGATCAGCACGGTAGATCCGTCGGGGATGGTTGGGAGGCCGTTAGAGTTTGTCATCGCATCTCCCTCAACATGCAATAAAAAAGAGTTTTCAGCGGTTTTTGTCATGACATCAACCCAATTCTTAATACCAGGAATCTCGGTTACTGGACAACTCATATCCCAATAACCAGCCTGTTCCCACGTTAAAACGGGCAACCGGGCGATGTTGTCACTAATGTAAGGGTACTGATTCAGACGCAGATCATCGGCTTTATCGTGACCGTCCTTTCCATAAAGAATCCATTCAGGAGATTTGGAAAGCAATTTTGACAGTAGATACAAATTCTCACCGTCAGGTTTTGAAGAGCCATTTTCCCATTTTGTTACGGATACACGAGATATGCCGATTGCTTTCGCAACCTGCTGTTGGGTTAATCCAACGTCTTTTCGACGATTCCGAATACGTTCGCTGATAGTGTTTTTCATGTAACCAATGTTACTACCAAGTGATGTTGCTATGGTTGACATTGTCATGTAACTATTGTTACCCTTCTGCTCGAAATAACAGGAGAGTTTTATGTTCAAAGATGATGTTCTGCGCTATTTCAAAAAAAAGCGACTAGTAGCTGAGGCTCTTGGAATTTCACATGTGGCTGTTGTGCGGTGGAAAGCAGTTATTCCCAAACTTCGCGCAATGGAACTGGATGAAATTACTAACGGTGAATTGAAATACAACCCAGAACTTTACAAGAAGCAGGATAGCACCTCAAACGAAGGAAAGAATGATTCATGAAAATCAAGCATGAACACATCCGCATGGCGATGAATGTCTGGGCGCATCCGGACGGCGAAAAAGTGCCGGCTGCGAAAATTACCAAAGCGTATTTCGAGCTGGGAATGACGTTCCCGGAACTGTATGACGACAGCCATCCGGAAGCCCTGGCCCGTAATACCCAGAAAATTTTCCGTTGGCTGGATAAAGACACCCCTGATGCTGTTGAAAAAATGCAGGCTCTGTTACCGGCGATCGAAAAGGCGATGCCGCCTTTGCTGGTGGCCCGTATGCGCAGCCACAGTTCTGAATATTACCGTGAGATCGTCGAACGGAGGGATCGGCTGGTGAAGGATGTCGATGATTTTGTTGCGTCAGCGGTTGTTTTGTATGACCAGATGAATCGCGGCGGCCCGGCAGGGAATGCTGTGGTGATGCACTAAAAGCACGGTGTTCGGGGGGTTTATGAGCAGCAAGCTTCATGGTCTTGTCTGGGAAGGGTGCGCCTTCACCGGCATGATCTTATCCAGGGTGGCGGTTATGGCCCGTCTTGCAGACTACAGCAATGACGAGGGCGTGTCATGGCCTGCCATTGAAACTATCCGGCGTCAGATCGGTGCAAGAAGTGAATCCACAGTGAAATCGGCTATTGCAGAACTGGCGAAAGAGGGCTGGCTGACGAAGGAAGAGCGTAAGGTCGGTGGGCGTAATGTAAGCAATATCTATCGGCTTAATGTGGAAAAACTCGAAGCAGCTGCGGCGGCGGCGCGTGAGTCATATAAACCGAAAAGAAAAATTAGCCCGGCAAAAAATGACCCGTTAACAGTTGACCCGTCAAATATTGACCCCTCAACGGTTGACCCGTCAAATTTTGATGGATCAACTGTTGATAAAAAACTGCCGATTAGGGGGCCGATGATTGACCCCGATCCGTCAGTATTAAAACCTGATCCGTCAGATAAAAGATCTTCTTGTCCGGACGCTTCGCAACCGGACCCGCAGACGGCTGAACAGGATTTTTTAACCCGACACCCTGACGCGGTTGTGTTCAGTGCGAAAAAACGCCAGTGGGGAAGTCAGGAAGATTTGGTGTGCGCACAGTGGATCTGGGGACGAATCGTGAGTCTTTACGAGCAGGCGGCCAGCTATGATGGCGAGATCACTAGACCGAAAGAACCCAACTGGACAGCATGGGCCAATGACGTTCGCACAATGCGGATGCTGGATGGCAGAACTCACAGACAAATTTGTGAAATGTTTGGGCGTCTCCAGCGGGATTCGTTCTGGGTAAAAAACATCATGAGTCCGGCAAAACTCCGGGAAAAATGGGATGAACTGGTTATCCGCCTGGGGCGTTTGCCTGCGCAGCGTTGCGTGAATCACATTTCTGAACCGGACACTGAAATACCGCCGGGATTCAGGGGGTGACGTGTCATGAAAAACATTGCGGCAGGCGGCGTTCTTGAACGTATCCGAAGACTGGCTCCGCCACATGTAACCGCCCCATTCAGAACGGTAGCGGAGTGGCACGAGTGGCAACTTGCTGAAGGCCAGAAACGTAGCGAGGAGATCAACCGCCTGAATCGCCAGTTGCGGGTGGAAAAAATTCTGAATCGCTCAGGCATCCAGCCGTTGCACCGTAAATGCTCGTTTGCGAATTACCAGGTGCAGAACGACGGTCAGCGATACGCGTTGAGCCAGGCGAAATCTATCGCTGATGAACTGATGACCGGATGCACAAATTTCGCGTTTAGCGGAAAACCTGGTACCGGGAAGAACCACTTAGCAGCAGCTATCGGGAATCGCCTGCTGAAAGACGGTCAGACAGTGATTGTGGTTACCGTGGCTGATGTTATGAGTGCCCTCCACGCCAGCTATGACGATGGGCAGTCAGGCGAAAAATTTTTGCGGGAACTGTGCGAAGTGGATCTGCTGGTTCTTGATGAAATTGGCATTCAGCGCGAGACGAAAAACGAGCAGGTGGTACTGCACCAGATTGTTGATCGCCGGACAGCGTCGATGCGCAGCGTGGGGATGCTGACAAACCTGAACTATGAGGCCATGAAAACATTGCTCGGCGAGCGGATTATGGATCGCATGACCATGAACGGCGGGCTATGGGTGAATTTTAACTGGGAGAGCTGGCGTCCGAATGTCGTCCAGCCAGGAATTGCGAAGTAATTTTTACCGGGAGAAAAATTTAATGGAGACTGTTTTTGACGCACTGAAAGCAATGGGAAAAGCCACATCCATAGAACTTGCTGCGCGACTTGATATCAGTCGTGAAGAAGTGCTGAACGAACTATGGGAACTGAAAAAGGCTGGTTTTGTTGATAAAAGCGCGTACACCTGGCGTGTGGCTGATAACAACGTTCAGCAGGAACAGCCAGCGCAGGCAGAACTGCCGGAAGAAATCACCACAGCAACAGTAGCGAAAATCTCAGAGTGCGATTTAACCGCGACGATTGAACAACGAGGACCACAAATGGCTGATGAGCTGGCTACATTGTTTGGTACCACATCACGCAAAGTGGCTTCAACGCTGGCAATGGCAATCAGCAAAGGTCGTCTGATTCGCGTAAATCAGGGCGGTAAATTTCGTTACTGCATACCGGGCGATAATTTACCAGCAGAGCCGAAAGCAGCATCGGTAGCGGAAACTGATGGTAAGGCCTTTCCTCATACCGCAGGTGTTGCGTTACCAGTACAGGAGGCTGCAACACAGGAAGATATTAAAACAGAAACTGTGGCGGACATTGTGCAGTCGCTGCCATCGTTTACTGAAACGCGAGCGGATGACCTGGTTTTACCATCACTGCATATGGCAAACCGCGAACTGCGTCGGGCGAAAAATCATGTCCAGAAGTGGGAGCGAGTCTGCGCCGCGCTGCGGGAGCTGAACAAGCACCGGGATATTGTTCGACAGATTACTGATTCTTCCCGCCGTGTTGTATCGGAAAAGTGATTGCCGGAGGCGCTTATGGCAAAAGTATTTACACAAGAAGAGCGGGAAAAAATTAAAGGGCAGGTTGTTGAGCTAGTACGCCGGAGTGGGCGCGAGACGTTACGGCAACTGGAAGCCAAGACAGGTGCGACAAGATATCTGATGAGCGTTCTCGCCAGAGAGCTGGTTGCCAGTGGCGATGTATACAACTCTGGTTACGGGTTATTCCCGTCTGAACAGGCTCGTAAGGACTGGCAAAATGCCCGCAAAAAACTATCCAGGGCAAAGGTGAAGAAACCATCTGTGGTTGATCCGGACCTTATCTGGTCATTACCAGACGGAGAAATACGCCGCTACGACAGGCGTCTGAACATAATCTGTCGCGAGTGCCGGAAGAGCGAAGTTATGCAGCGTGTGCTGGCGTTTTATCAGAATGGTTTTCGAGAGAGGCTTGGAGATCAGGGATGAATAGAACGATGAAGGATGGAAGCTACATATTCTCGGTACTAAGATTTATTTTTCTGACACAAAATGACCATTTGGCGTTACATAATCCCAAAAAAACGTATCAAAAATCTCAAAATGCGTTACGATTAGAGAGTATTTTGATTCTGTGTGCTCATTTTTTGATTGCTGTGGCTTTTTGTTGTGGGAGTGTTGAATGGATTATTTATCAGAAGTGTTAAAAATCATTGAAGGTGCAACAAAGGCAAATGCTTCGATGGCTAGTAATTATGCTGGGTTGCTGGCAGATAAGCTCGAACAAAAAGGGGAGGTCAAGCAAGCCAGAATGATAAGAGAAAGGTTGCTTAGAGCTCCCCAGGCGTTGGCAGGAGCTCAAAGGGCTGGAGGTGGGATATCTCTGGGCTCATTACCGGTAGATATTGATAGTCGACTCAACACTGTTGATGTCAGTTATCCTAAATTAGACAGTTCAGAGATTTTTCTGCCTGCAGCAATCAGTACCCGTGTTGAAGAGTTTATCACTAATGTTCAACGTTATGATGAGTTTGTTAAAGCTGATGCAGCATTGCCGAGTCGTATGCTCGTGTATGGAAAGCCAGGAACAGGTAAGACTATGTTATCTAAGTACATCGCTACCCGCTTAGATTTTCCACTTCTTACAGTGCGTTGCGATACTTTGATTAGTAGTTTATTGGGACAAACCAGCAAAAATCTTAGACAGGTTTTCGATTATGTAATGCAGAGGCCATCAGTGCTTTTTTTAGACGAATTTGATGCTTTAGCTGGAGCAAGAGGTAATGAGAGAGATATAGGTGAGCTTCAGCGAGTTGTCATTTCACTATTGCAGAATATGGATGCGGCATCAGAGGATACGGTAATTATTGCCTCAACTAACCATGAGCAACTTCTGGATCCTGCAATCTGGAGGCGATTTAGCTTCAGAATTCCAATGCCTCTGCCTGACATACATCAGAGAGAGTTAATTTGGAAAAATCGTTTAAAGAATATGATATGTAGCGATCTAGATTTAAGTGATTTATCAAGAAAATCGGAGGGATTATCCGGAGCAATAATTGAACAGGTGAGCTTGGATGCACGTAGGGATGCAGTTATTGAAGGTGCAAGTGTGATAAATCACCATAAATTGTATAGGCGTTTGTATCTTGCGCAATCGCTTATGGAAGGTGTAAATTTAAGCACTTACGAAGATGAAATTCGTTGGTTACGTTCTAAAGATAAAAAATTATTTTCTATCAGAGTTCTTGCTAATTTGTACAAACTTACATCAAGAGTAATTTCAAACATTCTGAAGGAGTCAGGAGCATATGAGCAGAAGGGGTACACAGTTTAGTAACGCAAAAGTTACAAACCCAATGTTAAGAATCCCTTTTTCCAGTAGTGACTTGGGTGCAATAGTAAACGCTGGCGGTGGGGCAAAGGTATTGGTTGATGTAACAGCCGAATATAGACAAGGGCTAGTAAGAAATTTAACAACCAGTAAACATTATTTAGAATCCAAACTTTCAGAGTACCCTGGAAGCTTGGGTACTTTGGTTTTCAAATTAAGAGACCAGGGAATAGCCAAAACGCATAGGCCGAACAAAATTGCTCAAGAGGCTGGATTGCAAAATGCCGGTCATGCCAAAATAGATGAAATGTTGGTTGCTGCTCATGCCGGCTGTTTTGACGTATTAGAGTCAGTCATTTTACATCGGAATATTAAAGCGATTTTGGCTAATCTAAGCGCGATTGAGCGCATTGAACCTTGGGATGAGAATAGGAAGGTTCCAGGAGGCACTGATGGTTTGTTTGAATCATCAAACATCCTTGTACGACTATTTGAGTACACAGGTGAAGATGCAACTTACAACAACTATGAAAACGTTATTTCTATATTAGAACAACACGGAGTTAAATATGATGAGATTAGACCAAAATGTGGTCTTCCCTTATTAAGGATAATGGATTTATCCCCAAATGATAGATATATATTAGACATTCTCATTGATTACCCGGGTATAAGAACGTTAATTCCAGAACCAAAATATTCAGCATTCCCGGTTAGTGTAAGTGATTCTGTTGGCATTGAAACAAATAGCTTTCCCGTACCATCAGAAGAATTACCCATTGTTGCTGTATTTGACACTGGGGTAAGCCCCATCGCGGCAACAATTACTCCTTGGGTAGTGAGTAGGGAAACATACGTAATTCCTCCTGATACGAGTTATGAACATGGGACTATGGTGTCTTCATTGATATCAGGCGCTCATTTTTTAAATGACAATCATCCATGGATTCCTGATACAAAATCTAAAATCCATGATGTTTGTGCTTTAGATGAAAATGGATCTTATATATCAGATTTAATTCTGAGGCTAGCAGATGCTGTAAATAAAAGACCAGATATAAAAGTCTGGAATTTATCTTTGGGAGGCGGACCATGTAATGAGCAGATGTTTAGTGATTTTGCGATGGAGTTAGATCGGCTCAGCGATAAATTTGGTATTTTGTTTGTAGTTGCTGCAGGTAATTATGTAGATGAACCTATACGTACATGGCCAAATCCTGATCCGCTTGGAGGTGCTGATTTAATTTCCTCTCCTGGAGAGTCAGTCCGAGCACTAACAGTTGGTTCAGTTTCTCATATGGAAGCTAATGATGCTTTAAGTGAAATTGGAACACCGACACCATATACTCGTCGTGGCCCTGGGCCTGTATTTACTCCAAAGCCAGATATAATCCATGCTGGCGGTGGGGTTCATAGACCTTGGAATGTAGGAGCAAGCAGTTTAAAGGTCGTAGGGCCAGATAATAGGCTTTGCTCTAATTTTGGTACTAGTTTTGCTGCTCCAATTGTGGCAAGTTTAGCTGCGCATACATGGCAGAGAATAGCCACTAATTCAGACTTTAATGTTTCACCATCATTGATTAAAGCATTATTAATTCATTCCGCTCAATTATCTTCTCCTGATTACTCGCCAAGTGAAAGACGCTATTTGGGAGCGGGAATTCCTAATGAGGTTATTGAGACCTTATATGATAGTGATGATAGGTTTACTCTGATTTTCCAAACATTCTTGGTTCCTGGGGTGAGGTGGAGAAAGGAAAACTATCCCATACCATCGGCACTTATTCAAAATGGAAAATTTAAAGGTGAGATTGTAATTACTGCTGCATATGCACCACCACTGAACCCTAATGCCGGCAGTGAATATGTTCGCGCGAACGTAGAGCTAAGTTTTGGCTTAATTGAGAATAATACTATAAAAGGAAAAGTACCTATGGAAGGAGAAAACGGTCAATCTGGATATGAGAGAGCTCAAATTGAGCATGGTGGAAAGTGGTCACCAGTAAAAATTCATCGCAAGGCATTTAATAAAGGAATTACTTCGGGTAACTGGGCTCTTCAAGCTAAAACAACGTTGAGAGCGAATGAACCGGCCTTAATGGAGCCTTTACCTGTAACTATTGTAGTAACTTTAAAATCATTAGATGGAAACACACAAGTTTATGCTGATGGCGTAAGAGCTTTAAATGCTAATAACTGGGCTCACTATCCATTGCCTGCTCGTGTGCCAGTTTCCGTATAACAACTATATAAATCAAACCCGCTGTAGCGGGTTTGATTTATTTGTGGGTGTGTTTTATAAAAATACCGCCCATACACAACAAAATACAAAAAGTATTACAGATAAAAAAGGAGCGTAATGTGCAGATTTGTTGTTTTCCATATTTACTCACCTTAATATGATTAATCCCGATAAGATTGTTATTTCAGCGGTTTTCAAATGAAATATTATGCTAATCTGGCAGATTTGCATAACATTAAAATTTAATTTATCTAACCGCTTTTAATAATAAGCGTTGTATTTTTATCCCAGCAATCTGTTGTTTGGTTTTTATTCCATTAAGGTGGGGCTTTACACTGGAGCCAGTTTATTTATACTTCATACGTCAGCCTGAACAACTGGCACCTGCTGCGCCAGCAGAGAAAACAGATGGCGCACGATACCAAATTTTACAATTCGGATAACTCTGCCGCCCCTGCCAGCAGGCACGGGCGGCGTTCTCATGCATTCAAATCTGACTGGTATCAGCACGACCCCTGCACCGAAGAACAGGCTGAATGGCTCATTCAGTGTTACCGCGGGCGCGGATGCGAGGTTAAAAAAGCCCTTAGCCTCGACTACCGTCACTGGATAATCTCCGTCAGGCTCCCTTACTCAGAACGGCCAGCGCGTCCGTCCCGCACATTCCAGCAACGGATCTGGAGGTAATGTGCGGGTATTACTTCGATCTGTTCTGGTACGCCCAGCAGCCAGCAGCATTTCTTGCAATGGTACAGCAGTTCCGTGCTGACCTTGCCGGGCTGGCGGCGCAGTGCCATGGCGGCAGTGCTGCAGTTGTACCGTGGATTTGTGGCGACACGACGTATTACTGGAAAAACACATACGGCACACAGTATGACTCCGTCTACGGCGCGTACAAAAACAGGGAGAGCGACAACGTTTTCTTTGTGCCGTTCATGACCGACGGTAACGGCAACAACACGCCCACCAACTTACCGGCAGAAGACCCGGATATTGCTGATGCAGGTTATTACGGCGCGCAATCCCGTAGTAATGGTAATTGGGTATCGTCAAATCGTCCGACACATTTCAGTTCATGGGCGCGCAGGGGCATTATTTCGGATCGCCTGGCAACCGCTATTCTGAACGCAGTTGGTCGAACCAGCGCCTTCATCAGCGGTACCGCACCGGAGATTAAACCCTCGCCCGGCGGCGACACGCCATCGGGGCCGTCTGATGGTGACACATCCGTTCGTACAGTCTCCCTGCTGCCGACAGCCGGAGAGGCTGCTGCGCAGGGCTGGACCATCACCGGCGGCAGTGTTGCGCTGGAAGATGGTGTGTTTAAGGTTACCAAGCAGAGCAATAAAACCTGGTCCCTGATGCATCCGGTGGATGACGCAGTCTCCCTGCTGACACGGGGTGGCAGACTGAGCTGTAAGTTTCGACTGTCAGGCGCACTGACCAACAACCAGTTCGGTCTGGGAATTTATCTGTATACCGATGTAGCGTTACCTGACGTCGTGACGATGACCGGGACTGGTAACCCGTTCCTGATGTCGTTCTTCACCCAGACCACAGACGGCAAACTGAATCTGATGCATCACAGGAAAGCAGGAAACACAAAGTTGGGCGAGTTCGGGAATTACAGTAACGACTGGCAGACGCTGGAGCTGGTGTTCACCGCCGGCAGTGCCACGGTTACTCCGAAACTGAATGGAGTGGCTGGCCCGGCAGCCGGGCAGCCAGTTGCGACGGCATATCCGGTACGGGCTTCACCAGTGTTGCCGTGATTTCCAGCCCTTCGCTGACCCGGCGTACCGTACACTGCCCCACCGGGCGGGAATGGTCATGCTGCCAGAGAAACGGGATCGCACTGCCAAACTCCGCGCCCTCCGGCTCCAGGATGTCACCATCCCGATCCGGAGAAGGCGTTGACGCAATCCCGGTGATCACCCGTTTCTGGGGTTCACTCAATGGCACTCTGATGTTTTTCTCCACCCATGCCAGCGCCTTATCACGCTCAATGGCGTTAACCCGGTCGCATTTTTCCTTCGACAACTTCATGCCCGGAACGACAGGTTTGCCATCCACCAGGATGGCACCGCGGCAGATGGTCCAGATACCCGCGCCATCACGGTATGCCGTGGTGTGGTTACCTTCCTTTTCATCCAGAAACTGGTCGAGAATGTCAGGCGCAGGCGCACCAGCGGCAATCAGCGCCAGAACGGCAGCCGACAGGCCGTATCTGATTTTTGCGTTCATGGATATTTATCAGGATTTATCGGTTTCTGAGCCCTGGATATGTTTATCAGTTCCAGCCTGTTGCCTCAGGCTGCTAACAGGTCAATACAATCATGAGGATTATTTATGGACAATAACACCATTTCTCTACAGGAGTTGCTCGACAGCATTTCCAGGCTTCGGGAAGACGTGAATACCCTTAC